AATTGCCTTGATGCTGCCCTTGAGGGGGTGGTTGAGAGATACCCTTTAGACACAACGTATTACTATATAAAACTTTAACTTAACTTTTATATAGGATATAAAAATGGCATTTACAACTTCAAATCCGAACTTTAACTTCGGTGGTACTGCAGGTAATAAGGATTTAGCCCTTAAAATCTTCAGTGGCGAGGTATTGACTGCATTCTCTACAAAGAATGTATTCTTACCACTAGTAAACACACGTACTATTAACAACGGTAAATCTGCACAGTTCCCAGTAATTGGTGCTTTGTCTGATGCTACTGATGTTAAGACTCACACTCCTGGTGCGGATGTAGTTCCTTCATCAATTGGTTCAAACGAGCAAATCATCACGATTGATGCTCGTAAATACTCTTCAGTATTTGTGGACGATTACGAAGAAGCTATGTCTCACTACGAAACTCGTGGTCAGTACTCAACTGAGATGGGTAACGTACTAGCTAAGAAAGTAGATAAAGCGGTAGTAGCACAGCTTGATGCTTGTGCGACTGCTACTCCTAAAGTAGGTCAGCCGACTAAGAACGCTGATATTACGTTAGGTACAACTTTAACTGCTAATGAGCTAGTCGAAGCTATCTTCGATGCTGCTTCTACTATGGACACTAAGGACATTGCAGGCGATAAGGTATGTGTAATCACACCTGAAGCTTACTACAACTTAGTACAGTCTGATAAAGCAGTAAATCGTGATTGGACCAATGGTAACGGTGGTATTGATACAGGTAATGTATTCACTATCGCAGGTATCCCAATTATGACTTCTAATAATATTAACACAGGTATGTGGGGTTACATCTTTACTCCACACGCAGTAGGTGTTGTTAAATTGTTAGATATCAAGTCAGAAGCAAACTACATCCCTGAGAAATTAGGTACTTTGATGGTTTCTTCTTACGCAATGGGCGAAGGCGTACTTAACGCTGGTTGTTCAATCCGTTTATCTAAGGCGTAAGCACTAGTTAGACTAATTGAGGCACTCTCTTCGGAGGGTGTTTCATCCAAATTATAAATAGAGGATATTATGAATAGATATAACGATGCAATTAATATTTGCTTGACAACTATAGGTGAAAGTCCTATTCCAGCTAATACCTCTATACAACCCTACTGCTCTATAAGTGGAGTTGTTACAGAAGGTGTGTGTTCTATCACCACCCATACTACCGAAACTGCTTGTACAGGTGCTTCACCTGCAGGTACTTGGACTAAGTTCGATAATTCTATTGCTTGTACAGGTGCTACACCTACTGCAGGTGTTTGGGAGGAAGGACATTATGAAGGCTTATTAGCAGATACGATAATTGATGAGTCCCTTATTGAGATTCTTTCACAAGGTTATCACTTCAACACAGATGAAGACTGGGATTTAGTCCCCGATGCTGCTGGATATATTGCAATCCCAGCAGGAGCACTCTCCGTAGATGCTTCTCAAACAAATGAGAACTATATTGTAAAGAGTGGCAAGCTTTATGATAAGGAGAATGCAACCTACATATTTACGGAAACCGTACAAGCGGACATTACGTGGGAGATAGCATTTGATGACCTACATTCAATCGCACAGTTACTAGTAGTAGCTAAAGCTAAGATGAAACTCTATATCAGAGTAGTGGGAGTAGATAATGCCTACCAAGTTTTAGCTCAAGAGGTAGTAGATGCTACCACTACTGTTAGAGGTGAAGATATTTGGTCTGGTGATTATTCTATATTCGATGAGATATCAACAACTAGGGCGATGAGTAGAGGTCAGAACCCTACCGCAATTTAAGGAGTTACTATGGAAGTTAATCAGACCATTCCTTCATTGATTAATGGTGTTAGCCAACAAGCTCCAGAACTTCGTCACGATACTACTGTAGATGAGATGATTAATTGTAATCTCTCCTTTACCGAAGGCACTCGAAGACGTAATCCATTGGAGTACATTTCTACTGATAATACCCTCCTTGGGCATACTCCTTTTATCCATACTTATGAACGTGGTGATGGAACTGAAGCATATATCATTGTTATAATTGACGGTGCTTGGAAGACCTATGATATGAGTGGAGTACTACAAGATAGTGGTACAGACTCTTATTTAGGATTACCAGGTACTGCTCAAGCAAGTAAGAGTTTCGCTGCAGTAACAGTAGGCGATACTACCTTTATTGTTAATAAAACTAAGGAAGTATTAGAGAGTACAACATATACACACGGCTCTTCTAATGTAGATTTACATAGGTCACACGCTTACTACTGGGTTAAGAGAACTTACATCTCTTATGGTGGAGCTGATAACGCTACTAAAAATACATACACATATACTATCAACGGTACTACTAATAGTAATAAGAACACAGAAGATGGTGGTAAATCAGATTTAGTTGCTTCTACATTAGCAGGACAAGTAGGAGCTAGTAGCTCAGGTTCTATTATTTATAAGAATACTTCAGGTTCTTGGACTACATCCGATAGTTGGGGTAACCAAGCATCAGAAGGTTGGCAAGGCGTACTTAAGAAACTACAAGACTTACCTAATACAATGGGTACTTACTATGGTTTACAAACACTTGTTAATGTAACAGGTGATGAGAAGAATAAGTTTGAAGGTTTCTGGGCTTGGATTAAGAACCAAGGAGAGGCTTGGATAGAAACAGTAGCACCTGGTATTAAAGATGGTTTCCAGAACTCTACTATGCCTCATATTCTAGAACGAACTGCTATTGGTAATTTTACATTTAAAGCATTTGATTACTACGATAGGGATAAGGGAGATGAAAGCAGTAACTCAATGCCTAGTTTCGTAAGCTTTACAGATGATGCAGGTGCTTTTCACTCAAGAACTATTGAGGATGTATTCTTCTATAGAAATAGATTAGGGTTCATATCGTCTGATAACATTATTATGTCTGAGACAGGTATCTATGAGAACTTCTTTAGAACAACAGTAACAGATTTACTCTCTACTGACCCTATCGATGTAGCAGTAGATACTAATACAGTAGCTAATTTGAAGTACGCTATCCCATTCAATCAGAATTTACTAGTGTTCGGTACTCACGCTCAATACATATTAGGTGGTGAGAAGGCTCTTAGTCCTGATAATGCTAGTTTAGCTCAAACTACTACATACCCTATTAATACAAATATCAGTCCTAAAGCAATCGGACCTAATGTTTACTTTCCTCTTAATAGAGGAGATAGTACACAAATGAGAGAGTACTATAACGTACCAGGCTCTACAGGTAACGATGCCACAGATATAACAAGTCACGTACCTACTTACATCCCTGATGATTTAATTGCAGTAGAAGTTAGTACTAAGTACGACCAGTTATTCTGCTTACCTGCAGGTGGTAATACAATTTATGTGTATGACCAAACGTGGGAAGGAGAGGAGAAATCCCAAAGTGCTTGGCACAAGTGGGAGATAACAGGTATCACTATCTTCAATATTAAGGTAGTAGATGATAGTCTTATGATTATGTATGACGAAGTTACAACTGCAGGTACAGATAGGAAACTAGGTAAAGTAAGTATAAGGTCTCAGAACTTTACATCTCCTACCTTTGTAGATGATACAGGTGCTTACTCCAGTGATATCATTCTAAACGAGTGGGGTTTCCAAGCAGGAGGAGTGAATAAAGTAGATGATAAACTAGGTAGACTACAAATCAGAAGAATAAAGATACAAGACAGAGACCCAAGTGACCAAGATATAGAAGTAACAGTAGGACAACATACCAAGGTATTCCATAGGCATACCCAAGGTGGACCTACGGCTACTATTATGGGAGAAGCTCAGAAGACTAGTATCAAGATTAAATCGGTAGGTAGTAAAGGTTTCTGCATTGATAGTATCAATTTAACAGGTAGATTTTCAACTAAATCTAAAACAATATAGGAATTAATTATGGTTTCAGATAAGGTTTTTACAACTAATGGCACTACTAAGATATACAGTGTTGATTTCCTTATTATTTCGGATAATCATTGTAATGTTTTCATTGATGCTGTCTTACAAAGTGGTAGTACCTATGACATTATCAACAATGCAATTGTATTTAACACAGCACCTGCCACAGGATTAACACTAACCATACAGGTTGGTACTACAGAGGATGATTTACTAATCACTCCTACAGAAGCAGGTATTGTTGCAGCGAATATAGCTGATATCAATAGAGTTGAAGATAGTATTGATAACCTAGACAGGGTTCATACTTCAATAGACAACTTAGATAGAGTACACACCTCTATTGCTAAATTAGATAGGGTTCATACCTCTATTGCTAACATTGATACAGCTTCTACTAATATCACTAGTATTGATACAGTAGCTTCAAACATTGCTGACATTAGCACTGTCGCTACTAATGTAGCTGATGTTGTTAAAGTAGCTAATGATTTAAACGAGGTTATCTCAGAGATTGAGACAGTAGCAGATGATTTGAATGAGGCTACTTCTGAAATTGAAGTAGTAGCAGGTTCAATAACTAATGTAGATTTAGTTGGTACTAATATAGCTAAGGTTATTACAGTAGCAGCTCGAGATACAGATATAGGTACTGTTGCTGCTAGAGATACAGACGTAGGTAAAGTCGCTGCAATTGATGCTAATGTTACTAAAGTAGCTACTATTGATACAAATGTGACTAAGGTTGCAGTAATAGATGCTAATGTTACTAAAGTAGCCAATATTGATACCAAGGTAACTAAAGTAGCAGCGATTGACACTAACGTAACTAAAGTAGCAGTAATCGATACTAACGTAAGTAAGGTTGCAGCAATTGATGCGAATGTTACGAAGGTAGCAGTAATAGATGCTAATGTTACTAAGGTAGCTAATATTGATTCGGACGTTACAACAGTAGCTTCCAGAGATACAGATATTGGAACGGTAGCTACTAATGATGCTAATATCAGTACGGTAGCAACTAATATCGCTTCAGTTAATACTGTTGCTACAAATATAGCTAAGGTAGTTGAAGTAGCTGATGACTTAACTGAGACAATCAGTGAGGTACATACAGTAGCTCTAGACTTACAGGAGACCACTTCAGAGATTGAGGTAGTAGCCAATAACATTGTTAATGTTAATAAAGTAGGTGCTATTGATAGTAATGTAACCACGGTTGCTACTAACGATGCCAATGTAACTATAGTCGCTACTAATAATACTAATATTACAACTGTTGCTACAAATAACGCTAATGTTACTAAGGTGGCTACTATTGATAGTGATGTTACTAAGGTAGCAGCGATTGATAGTAATGTTACTACGGTAGCTACTAACGATGCTAACGTAACTAAAGTTGGAACAGATATTACTAATGTTAATACAGTAGGAAGTGGTATTACTAATGTTAATACTGTTGCTACTAATATTACTGATATCAATACTGTTGCTACTAAAATTACAGATGTTAGTTCTGTAGCTACTAATATGGCAGAGGTACTAACAGCAGATACTAATGCAGCTACAGCAACTACACAAGCAGGTATTGCAACTACTAAGGCAGGTGAGTCAGCAGCAAGTGCATTAGCAGCAGCAGTAAGTGAAGCTAATGCCTTATCGGCAGCGGTTGCGATGTCAATAGCACTAGGATAGGAGAAATAATGGCAAATACATTTAAAAGAGAAACAGGGAACGCCATAGGTAGTTCTCTAACAACGGTATATACAACACCTGCTTCTACCACTACGGTGATGATTGGTGGTGTAGTATCGAATACAACAGTGGCTAATACTAATGTGACAGTAGTTACAGGTGATGGTACTAACGATATTAATCTAACTGGTATTGATACAGTAGTTCCAGCAGGAGCAGCATTATCATTTATCGATGGTAAGATTGTATTACAAGCAGGAGATACCATTAAGGTTAAATCATCTGTTTCAGGTGCTGCTGATGTACATATTTCAATTATGGAGATTACATAATGAGTGGATATATTGGCGGTACAGTACCAGTAGCTATGGCAGAGCCTTCTACTAACTCTGTGGAAACACAGGACTTGAAGGACAATGCAGTTACTGATGATAAGATAAATTCAGCAGCCCTTGATAAGGCAGTATTGGATATTGATACGCTAGAAGTTTTAGCACTTGCAGGATTATAGGAGAAATAAATGGCAATTAATGTTAGTGCTTTAAATAGCACGTTACAAACAAAGATAGATGCACTTGATGCAGCTACCGATACAAAGGAAGTATTACTTCTATCTAAGGCACTTGATGCTGCTGCAGGTTCTACCTCAGTCTCTGATGTACTTGGTGAAGGTGTAGTACAGGTTAATAATGTTAACTCTGAGGGAAGTGCTCAGGTTGCTAATGTACAGAATGAGGGAGCTACTCAGAGAACTAGTGTAGCTGGTGTTTTAGGTAACTATACGCCTACAGCTGGTTTACATAATGTAGCTACAAGTGGTGATTATAATGATTTGGTTAATAAGTTTAACCCTAATACGTTACATTCAGTTGCTCAGAGCGGTAACTTTAATGACTTGAGTAATAAGCCAGGACCTGCAGGATTATTAAATACCTATGCAGTTTCTTACAACGGACATCAATATTGGGGTGACACCTCGTGGAATGCAACAGGTCTATACACAGTAAATATACCAGTAGTGGGAGGGGCTTCTAGTAAGTTTATTGTTACTGCTCATATTGAGCACGAAGGTAACCACGAGCACGCTTGGAGGGTTTATCGTTCTGTTAATGGTGGAGGATGGACAGACTGTGCTTGGGGAGAAGGCAGCGGAAATCCTAACTACGCTAAAGGTCACTTTATGTTTACACACGATGCTGATAGTAACTCCACAATCGACCAATCGACAGGTCAATACATAGATAGCCCGAACGCTTCAAGTACTATTGCATATCGTATATACATAAGACGTACAGGGGGTCCTGGCTTTTGGATGAATAGAACTCACGGCGGTAATCCCTACGCAACAGGGATTAGTCGTTTAACAGTAATGGAGGTGTCAGTATGAGTACTTTAGATTTATTAAAAGCAGCTAGTGAATTATTTGATGCTTGTATGCAAGACGTAGGAGGTAATGTTCAACGTATTATTGATGATACACCTACAAATTTAACTCCTCTTGAGTTAGCCCAAGTAACTGCATTAGCAGAACAGAACCAAGCTGAGGACGATGCTACAGAATATGCACGCTCACGCTTAGAAGCATACAACGCCCTAAACCAAATGGAACTAATCAGTGATGATAGTATCAATGGTACTACTACTCACAAAGATGCAATCTTAGCAATTAAAGCTGAGTTCCCTAAACCTTAAGGAGTCCCTATGAGTAATGCAAGAGACCTCGCAGATGTAGCACAAGGTACTGCTGGTAAAGTAGTAGGCTATGATGATACTGGCGATATAACAGAGTTAGAAACTCAAAGAACGGAAGACGATTACATAGTAGACGAGATGGTTGATATGGAAT